CCAGCATAGGAGTAGCCGTGAAATACGCTGAGTCAGTGTCGTTATAGATGATTGAGTCACCAGTGTGGTCATAGACCCCACAGATTGCCTCATTCAAGTGAGCCGACATGTGTTTGACAATCTGGCGACCACTAAGTGTAGTGCTCTGACCGATACGCTTATCATAGAATCGGCAATGGGCGTTTAGTAGAGCGCCATAGGCTGAGTTCAACAAAATCTTACGGACCAACTGACGCTTGTCTAAGAACTCTTGTTCTTCTTTGTCAGTGGACTGCTTTAGTTGTTTCTGAAGTGCTTTTCGTTCACTATACCATCTGGTCAGTAGTGCCGGAATAATACCCTCAGTCTCATAAGTGAAGATTGTGCCGTTGGCGCTCAACATCCATGGTTGATTACTGTCAAAGATCATCTTCCAGATTTCAGCGGCACTGGCAGTATCCGAGCCACCACGTTCCCAATCAATAGTGATCGTAGTGCCACGTTCCTGGTTCATGACCGCTGTGTATTCTAGTGAGCCGAACAGACCTTCCCATAGAATAGCACCTTCGATGCCTTCAACTTCACCATCAACGTTCTTGAACTTCTTTTTCTCTTTGGCTAGTCGTTGACCCTTGTCATAGATGTACTTGTCTGTGAGAATCGGTCGGAGTTGTCCGATGATTGTTTCAGGTGCCATGTTGAGGGCACGAATAGTCGAGGGATAGAGCGAGTTAAGGTCGACCGCTGCGATTGATTTGTGGATTCCGACTTTCGGCTGAGCAACATAGGCACCTGCCGCTTGTGATTCATCTTCATCGTCATCATTCTTTCTTACTTTATTAGGGACAATCAGGCCACACGAATGTGCCTCGTTAATAACAGCCATCTCAATCATAGCCACTGAACCCATAACTGTTTGAAACAGTACAGTGTTTTCGTGTGCCAGTTGATTAGCTAATTCTAAGAATTGTAACTTAGCGTCGATTTTGTAAACCAACAATGTATCTTGTCTGTTGTACTCCAAGAACTTCTTCCAGTCCTTATTATACAACTGATCAAGCGTGCCTTCGTACTGAGTCTTGTTTTCGCCGACTTCCATCTCACCAATGAAGTCCAGCTTGTAACTGTGGCGACTTTCGTAGTTATACTTTTTGTAGAGTTCAAGATAGTCCATATGAACACGACCGACTAAGTCGTATGTCTCTTGAATCTGATCAAACTTTTCATATGTCCGAGGGGACGGTAGTTGATCCAATAAGCAGAATCTACGGGTATCGTTTTTACTCATCACTCTGGTAACACGATTGACCATATATGGAATATCGTACCCAGCAGAGTTCCATCCCGTCAATACATCAGCGTCTTCAATCAGATCGAAGAATGTGTTGAACATATCTGTCTCATTGTCAAAGACAAACGTGTTTTCAAATTGACCGGCAATTTCTCTGGCGGTGTCGGCAGACATATGACGAGGCGGGATACAAAGCGTAACCAGTTGGCTTAACCAATCAAGATATACCGAGATAGCGGTAACTGGATTGAATGGGTCCTTAGTAGGCGAGAATCCCTTCTCTGGGTCAAAGTCTACCTCAATGTCGAAGAAACAGGTGTGTAACTTAGGCGCTCTCACGCCCAAGTAGTTGTCAGCTAGACATCTGAACACCGGGTTGATATCACTCTCAAACAGTTTTTTACCACTGTGAATTCTCATCTCTTTTTGAAACTCACCACGATTCCGTGATGTGAACTTTGAGAGTGAATCACCGTAGACGCTCCGATGCTTGCCCTTAGGGTCAGGGTAGTAGAAGGTGTAATTCGCTGGATGTTTTTCGTATCTACGATTACCCTTCTCATCTCGTTCAACGACCGTGATTATGTCCTTTTCACGGTCCATGATGGCGTCAATGTACGACATTATAGGGTGAACCCAGTGTCTTCCAAAATTTGTTCGAGAACTGAATAGTCACGCTGTGCCTGACCAAACTCTGCCTTGTGGGCAATTTTCACTGCCTTCTTTAGGATAGAGGGTTTGATGTTGCATTCTTCAGCGATAGCTTTGATGGTTTCATTCAAGCCGTCGGTGAGGGTGTCGATCTCATGTAGGACACTCATACCTTCTTTCATGAGTTGTTTGAGTTTGATTTTTTGGTCACCTGAAAAAGTGACATTCTCTTCTTGATAGTTACCTTGTACATCCATAGCATCCATTTGATTTCTCCTAGTTAAAGATTCTATTGTACGCCATAGTTACGAATAGTCAATGCGTTTTGGATAAATAAGAATGTGGTTCACGAGCCTCGGAAACTCCAACCACTCTAATGCTATAAAGGAGCAATCAGCATGACTATTTATCTGTACAAGAAAACACACAATATTACAGGACTAAGTTATTTGGGTAAGACCACTCAAGATCCATTCAAATATCCAGGTTCAGGAAAATATTGGTTACGTCATCTCCAGAATCACGGAAATGATGTGACCACTATGGTATTAAAAGAATGCCAATCCAATGACGAAGTGAAGGAGTGTGGTATATTTTATAGTCATCAATGGAATGTCGTGGAGAGTGATTTATGGGCAAACTTGAAGCCAGAAGAGGGAGATGGTATGACTTCCACAACAGCCAAAATAATCAACAATGATCAGAAAAAGAAGAAAGATCAATCGAACCAAATGATTTCTTCTTGGGGCGATGATTCTTTTCGGAAAAATAGAGAACAACAAATCCGAGAGTTTTGGGATTCCGATGAGGGGAAAATTAAAAGTATAGAGCGAGGTGAGAATCGAAGAGGTAAATCAAACAAAAGATCCAAAAAATGGGATGATCCCGTGTTTAGAGATAAGGTAATCAAAAGAGGAAAGAATCACCCAAAATACGATCACACCATATACACATTCGTCCACGATTCCGGAATAGTCGAATATTGCACCAGACAAGAATTAATAGAAAAATATAATCTAGATCAAGCCAGTGTCACCAATCACATTAAAGGAAATTACAAATCAACAAAGGGTTGGAGAGTAATCAAATAAAGCTCACTTTAGTAGACGCCTGGCGTAGCGTGTTTCTTAGGCAGCAGCCGCCTATTTGACGCCTGAGACCACTAGGGTCTCTAACCGTTGACGACAACGGACCTAAGGTAGGTGACTATTTGCCTGTGGGTATCCTAGGCGATTTCTGTAAAATTCTTGTAACTGTTCGTTCATGATTGTTTCGCTACCCATGCTGGACCAACGTAACCATCAGGGTTCATTTTAAAATGTTGAATAGTTCTATGCCATCCTTCAACTAAGTCGTAACCTTGTGGAGTGTCAATAATAATTACTGGTTCATTGCGAATGCCGCCTTGTTGAGCGGCAAGTCTAGCTTGTGTCTGGTGACGTTGTTCGTCATTGGGAACCCAATCAACGGCGGAAGTCCCCATACGTTCTCTTAACTTTTCTTCTGTTTGGGGTTCCCATATACCCATCTTAAAATTGAACTTCACTAGTTGCCACTGAGTGTCAGCGTCTACTCCAAACATACCAAGCATTTCATCAACAGTGCCATCAATATCCGACCTTACAGTGAAGTCTTTTCTACTAAATGACTGATATAACCAATCTCGGACTACATATCTCGGCCAGTTAGGTAACAGTCTATATAAATGATCTATTATACCACGACGGTATTCTGTGATGAATTCTTTTGCTCTCATATTAATCTTTGAAACGTTCTCTTTGTTTATCTAACCATGACTGAAGAGCGGCATAAGTTAGCTTCACGTAACGCTTGAATACGGCGTACTCACGTTTGTTTTCCGGTGCTTTGAAACGATCTTTTAAATGTTCACGAACGTAATCGATAACAGATTCTGCATCAACTGCACCGGCAGCACGATTCAATTCTTCTATGCTTCTAGCACCATCGATGCCGAAGTCACGTATAATCTTAATAGCAATCTCGTTTGAGAACGACGCTATCTCTTGTGGACTAGCATAGTATAGATCAAAATATCGACCTTCTTCTTCAGGACTCAGTTTATTCTTTGCTGCTTTTGACCCTCGTCTATTATGCAAATCTACGAACTCGCCATTTTTCTTATCAAGATAACTTCTGTATTCAGTTCCTGTACGCTTGACATCTTTCTGACGCTTGTGCTGCATTACGTGAACAACTTCGTGTACAATTGTACTAGCTATTAAGTTGATCCGCTTTTCACTTCGTTCGAACATTGCACCAACGTAATCTTTTTCGCCACGCCTGATTGAATTTATCATGTACCAGAAGCCACCAACTAGTTCACCCTCGCCGTAACTACTCAATGTAGCTTCGACTAAGTTTTCAACTGCTTGCTTAGCAACAGCTTTGATTAAGTTTTCATTGATGTCGATACTGGAAGCACCTGCTTGACCGTAGGCATCACCAGTGTCCATGAATTTAAATTTCTTAACTACATTTTTACCTAGTTCTTTAGTCAACCCAGCAACTACTGATTTAGTGACGATTTCTACAACATTCCATCTTTCAAAATCACTGAACAGCATTGCTACCATCTGATTAAGAAATGCAGTAGTTCCTTCACCGGAGTCAAAACGATCTTCTAGTTTAGGATAGCCGCCCTTTGCTTCGTATAAATTGCCAATCGCAGTTTTGATACCAGTTTCGACCGCCTTTTTCATAGGCTCATCTAAGTGAGTCATGTTGATGGCTTCATCAACTACCTCATTGCTATCTTCAACTATAAAATCATTTAGTAGCATATTATCTACCCTGAACACAGGCCATACAGCCTTCTTTAAATGAATTATGGACTTCAGTTGGAATTTTATCCATTCTGTTTAATCCCTTACGCTTTGCCCAGTAATAGCCGGCTTTGTGACCGCTACAGTCTTTAGTACAGCGATAGCCTTTGAATTGGAGACGAGTAGTGCCATATCTCTTTTTACGGCGACCAATACTTAATTCCGTGATGAATTCTTTGGCTCTCATTATGACCTCTCTGTTCGAAGGATGCTACGTAGCATCCAACGGTGTTTGCTGTGGGAATCAATTCTACCAGCAATGAAGTCAGCAACACCTTGTTCATCTTCGCCTTCAGCAACACGGAATGTCTCTTTGAGATAGGTGATCATCCGTTCATTGTCATCAAACAATTCAGCAATCATCAACTCAGCACGAGGAATTTTTGTCTGATCTTCGATGAAGCTAAGTTCATTGAAGCGAGTCAAGCTACCTGGAGCATAACTGTCAAGCTGTCTGATAATCTCGGCACATTGATCGGTAGCACCGTAGACTTCGGTATATAGTGAATCGAAGAAGGAGTGGTATTGTGGAAAGTCAGGACCTTCCACATTCCAGTGAAATCCTCTGATTTTTACTGCAAATACTTCAGTACTTGATAATATGACTTTGAGATTATCGGCTAACATTATTCACTGTCTTTCTTTGTGGATTTCTTAGGCTGAACTTCCTTGTCGGCAGGCTTCTTACTGATAGCTTTGTCTTTTGCTTTAGTGCCACTCTTGAACAATGCTAGTTCGTCTTTTAGACGATCAGCGATCATTTCTTCGGTGATTTCTGAGCCTTCCGCCACACCTTGTCTTTGAATATCTATAACATCGTAACCCTTACTGCCACAGTAGTCAAGTGCTGCCGTTTCATTGCGAGCCTTGATTGTACTGGTTCGTTGTTCGTCATACTTGGGATCGTAATATGTCACTTTAAACGATTCTTTGTTTTCTGGCTCACCATAGATTACGGTGCCTTCCGCCACACCTTCCTTGCGTATACTCAACTTGTCAGCCGGACTTGGACCAAATCCACCACCGTTGGCAAAATGTGCTTTAGTCTCTGCTTCACGTTCTTTTTGCTGTCTGATACGTTCAACTTTTCTTTGTGCTTGAGTAGGCTTTTTTGCAACACGTTTCATCATATCGTCAAACTTTTTGTCGCCGGTGTCTTCCGCTACCGCCTTCATTGGCTTAGCTGACACACTACGAACATCCAATTCATAGCCTCGTTTCGACATTGAAGCCTTAACTCTAGCAATTGCATTTTGTTTAGCTTCGTTAGCTGAACCAGCAGACACTGTGACGGGTGATAAAACACCGTGGTCTATAGCGTCGATAGTAACAGTCCATTCACTGGTTTCGGTCTCAGCAAATTCATATCGCTGTGATTTATGTTTAACATCACCTTTTTTAGCCAAATGCTTCTTATCTTTATGTGCCCCAGCGCCAGCGGTCTTGGCATTTTTAGCAACAAAGTTACGTGGAGTAGATGACGGTACAGATTTATTTTTATCTTCACCTAAGCCTTCACCCACCTCATCATCTTCTGGGAGGTACTTGTCTAGTAAGTATCCTAGAACTTCTCTAGAGGCAGTATCATAGGCACCATATTTGCTATATTTTTCCATCGTTTTTTGTACTACTCTGCCAACACTACTACGTGTAGCATCTGGAGCATTTGCCGCATTATTGAAGACCCTATTGAGTTCTACCGCTACTTTACGACAATCCATACCCGAAGCATATAATGACCACTCACGAGGTGTAAGATCAATGTCAACGTGTCCGCTGTCTAAAATTTTTGGGTTAGGCTGGCTGATCTGTTTCATGAACTCTTGGGGAGTCTTGGCTTCATCTACACTTGAGCCTTTTTTCTGTAGTTTCTGCTCAGCACGATCTTGACCGGCGTTACGCTTGGCGATTTTAGCATCTGGACGACCCGTACGATTGGCGATATTCTGACGATTGGTGACATCACCGGAGCTGGTTCGTTTGTAGTTCTTTAAAGCATCAGTGCTGATTTCATTGATTTTTTCATCACCAGAATCGTTGGATGGGTTTTGCCTTTTATCGTGATTTTTGGCTGATTGACCAATTCGAGATACCATAGCATCCCATGCGTCCCAATCATCATCTGTATAGTCAGCCATATCTTCTGGGAATTTTCTAGGAGAATAATCAGCCTCACCGAGTTCGTTTCGAGGAGCACCCGCCACTATCTTGATATTGTGACCTGCTTTACTAGCATGAGCGACAATATCATCGGCATTACTTCTTGAAACGGTCAGTAGAGGCTTACCACCCCTCATCACTAGACTACCGTCATCGTATTTGAAGTGCCATGTGCCTAAATCTGAATATTTCCCACCGTCATATGAAGCAGGGGACTCGTCAGGCTCATTCAGTCCAGCATTACGCTCACGACTCTTGAGTGCTCTTTCACTATTGTCCATATACTCTTGACCACGCTGCTTGAATGCCGCCTCGCTCAACTGAGGATACATCACTGATCTATCCACCGTAGAATGTTTACGGCCGTGTTTGTTTCGTTGTTCTGTACTTAGACTAGCGCTGTTCTTCCATAGACCGAAGTTTGATGGTGAACTAGTAGTGTCGGCGGCACATTCTGTTTGTTCACTTTTTTCGGCGAAGATTGTATCTTTTGAGCGCTTGAGCGGGCTTTTACCAACCTCACTTGAAACAGAAGCAACTGAACCAGCTGTGTTCTCTGTTAAAATAGCGATGAGTTTTTTCATTTCTGACATTATAAATCCTTTTGTGTGAAGTATAATGTATTTATCATTCTTAGAGTGAAGTCAACGTGTAAACTTACCGGAGGGTTTTAGTTGTTGAGGTCTACCGTCACGATTGATCGTACCTAAACCCATAGCCTTCGCTTGGCGAGGCATGATGTTAGGATCAATATCAACACTCAGGGCTGTCTTGAATCTAGGGTCATCCTTCTCGCCATATGAGGGGATGTAGCCTGAAGACTCCATGAATTGTTTGAGTTCCGACCTAAGACGAGATTCAATAGCCTCGTTGACGTTGTAAGTTCTATCAACTTTCTGACGGGGCATGTTTTTAGGCTGGTGTGGGTCAACGGGGTCAATGTCTGTTGTAGTCAGACCTGTTTTCTTTAGGGCATCAATGTATTTGTGTTCTTCATCTTCACTACCGAATGCCATGATTGTACTAGGAGGTCCGCCACCAAAGTCATGCTTACCTAAGCCGTCTAAATTACTAATATGTTGACCCAATTTGTACCAGTCGTATACATCCGACACATCTACTTTGACTGTACCAGCTGGCATCGTTGGAGGAAATTCTGGACCTGGTGGGTTCGTGGCATCATAGTCCTCATCTATACTCAAGTCATCACTGTGTAGAACATCTCGGTGCTTGTAAAGTTTATCAACGATGCCCTTGCTTCTAAGCGATTTGTAAGCAATGTTCTCGGGTGAGAATTCGCCGCCTTCCTCTAGTCCAGCTTGACGATAACGACTGATTGTGTCTAATAGATCATCCAACAAGTCAATATCATCACTTCGGAGAGCTAGTTCTGATAGGACGACCAATCGCTTGAACTTCTCGATAACTGAATGTTCTTCTAATGATGCTTTTGCCCGCTTAGGAAATTTGACCCACCGGTCATTTAAGACACTATAGTCGCCAAGACTCTTGACTTCTTCCTTGGCATCTTGCATATAGAGTTCAACTGGCAGACCCCTAACAGTAATATCCAAGTTGTCATTATAGAGTTGTTTCTTTGAATTGAATAGTTCTTTATAGACATCGTCATCTGATATATCGGACATATCCACTAGGATATGTAAATCAATATCGCTATGGTCCGTGTATGTATAGGCGGCACTACTTCCGTATAGCCTAATGTCTACTACCTTCAGAGATTCAACACCCATGAATTCAACAAAGTCTTCAGCAATCGCTAACAATTGTTTCCTGACATCCGCCTGCATCCGCTCATCAGTAAAGAGATCGGGATTCAAGGTGTTGTGAAACTTGACGGCGTCACTTAGCCTGAAATTTTCTAGGTCATTGATGTTCATGGTGTATTTATCAGTAATGACAAAGGGGACTCTAGAGTCCCCTTTGTTTAGTCAAACTGTTGATTAGGCAGCTGGCTTGCCGTCTTGGTCTACGATGGTCACTTTACCTTGTGCCTTCATTTCCTCTAGGTACATAGGACCAAATGAGTTCAAGAGGTGATTGTGTGACTCTTGGGAGAAGTTGAAGTGTCCAGCATGACGGAGTAGAACACGACGATCACACCAGATACGACCGCCCATGTCACGCCAGTTCTCACACATTGTCCAGTCTTCAGAGTAGTAACGACCTTGACGAACGGCGGTGTCAAAGTATGTTGCTAGGTACTGATCATAGACTGGATCTAGTCCGATATCGTTCTTGTATGGCTTGACCGCTGGATGAGCACGCATCTTCTCAAACACATGGCGCTTGGTCAATAGGAAGCCGGTGCCTGCCTTTGAAACTTCTTGTAGTCCGTTCTCGCCTTGTTCGGCACCTTCAAAGCCGTTGACAACCCACTTTAGAGGCATTGTCTTCATTGGGTATAGACCAGCGATAACATCTTTGTCGTGGTTCAACAAGACTAATAGGTGCCAAGGCTCCCATCCGATGTCAGCATCAATAAACATCAGGTGAGTTGATTCTTTCTGATGTAGGAATTTGGCTGTTAGGGTGTTGCGGGCACGGGAGATTAGTGACTCATTGACCATAGTTTCTAGGGTCCAATCAACACCTAGTTGACGAGCCTGATTAGCAAACTTGATGAACGACATGAATGTGGATTCAGTCAACATACCACCGTAACATGGCATTGCGATATGTGCCTTAGTGGTTCGTAAGAAGTCTACATTGACTTGAACTTGATTAGGGTTTGGGGCTTCAGCCGCTTGGACTGGCGCTTCGCCTTCCGCTGGACCTGTGCCGCCGATACTGGCTGCCTGTGCCGCTTTATCGGCTAGTTCTTGTACTGCTTCTACTGGGATGGCTTTTTCTTTTTTACTCATTTGATTCCTTGTTGTGTAAATGATGTAAGTATTTAAGTTAATTTCGAGTTGCTAAATTATTTTTCTTCTAGATAGTCAGTGTTTATCTGTTCTGTGTTCGTTGAGTCATCCTCTATAGTGGCGCCTGCCTGACTTAATGCTCCGGCTAATGACGCTGTTGAATATTTTGAAGATAGTGTTTCTTTAAGTTTTTCCTCATCCAATTCCATGGATTGGAGTTCAGCTTCTTCGTATTTTCTCTTTGCTTCTTTAATAAGACTTAGATATTTTATTTTTTTCTCAGGCGGGGCACCTAAAATAAGACCCTTGGTGTCTTGAATGAATTTTCTTAATTGTTCTTTAGTCATATCAGTAACTCAACGTAATTGAACGAATTGTACCATCGGTCCAGTCGGTGACTGATACTCTTAGCCATACATAGTTTCCGGATATGTTCATGTATCCTGATTGTCCTGTTGGTGTCTGAGTGATGGGAAGAGTTTCAACATCAAACCAATCAAACACACCTGGTACAGTAACCAAACTAGCTTGAACGGTGATTGTGCCTACAAAATATGCAGGTGTTAGCCCTCTAGTATTGCTACCAACATTCCAGATAATGGTCTGTAGATTACTAGATGCTAATTTATGAGCTGCACCAGGATGCTTTGCGCCAATTATATTGATAGTGTTGGTGCCGACATGATCGGTTGTCGGCATTAGCGTGATCACGGTTGATTGTGCCATGTTACGCTCTCTCTATTTCTACCACTACAGATTCACCAACCAACTCTTGAGCGACTTGAATTAGTGCCTGTACACTTTCGTCAGAGATAGGTGACTGTGGATTAGTCTCACTATCTTTTACGATCTTACTTAATTTGATGACCAATACATCTTCGATTATTTTTGCCATGTGAATGTTTCCTTATACGAATATTTATCATTAAGTTCGCTTGACTAACTTGAAGACTTTAGAATGGAGGTATTCACCAAACATTAGACTGAACAGGGCCTCTAAATTCTCATCATTATATTCGATGTAGTAGCTCTCATGTAGATAGCCGCCGCCTAGTTTATGACGAGATGGTCGCTTTAGCCACAATAACATAGCTTCATTATATTCTACCTGAGTGTCAAACGCCTGTTGATCAGTAATAAAGTCAAGAAACATCTTCCTGACTTCGGCAGTTACTACACGACCTTTGAAGTAGTTTCTGAACTTGTACTTAGGCTCTCTAGTGAACTCAATCGTTCCTACTTCTTTTGGCGAGTTTACCTTGTAATATCTAACTGTTCCACTAGGAGCGATCTTATCAACAGCGTAGTCCAAGTGTGATGTTTTGTTAGCGTATACGATGACTTTACCATACTCAAGTCTGATTTTACAATCATATGGCACTGAGTTCTTATAGCTAAAGTACCTGTCTATCTCGTCCTTATTTGCCAGGGGCAAGTTAGGGATGCCTTGCCACGAATGAACATATTTGATGTACTCATCGTAAGAATTATGATACCTGAACTTATGAATATCGTTGACAGTAATGACTGCCCGATAGTCATAGAGGTTATAGTATTTGTTCTTACGATTCTCAGTATTAACCTTGAACTTGGATAAAGCCATCTTCGTCAACTTTAGCAGTTGCCTTAGTCACCACGTCAAACTCAACTTTGTCGCCGTTCAATGTAGCTGTGATTGTAGCGTTCTTTAGGCGCTCAAATAAGATACGCTTACTGAGAGGTACACGGATCAGTTCGTCAATCTTACGGGATAGTGGACGAGCGCCCATCTTCGAGTCATAGCCCTTGTCTGCCAAGAACTCAACCACTTCCTCAGACAAGTTCAAGGTCAAGTCATGATTAGCCTGTAGACTACGCTTCAACTCGTTAGTGAACTTAACAACGATCTTCTTGATAGCCAAGGTGTCTAGTTTGTTGAACTTACAAATCATATCGATACGGTTACGGAGTTCAGGCTTGAAGAACTCTTTGAGCGCCTTGTCATCTTCACCAGTCTTTGCCTGTTTGCCAAAGCCGATGTTGTTCCGTTCACCATCAGCGCTACCTAAGTTACTAGTCATGATGATGATTGTGTTCTTAGCGTTGACAGTCTTACCATTTGTGCCGGTAATCTTGCCCTCGTCTAAGAGTTGTAAGAACAAGTTGTAGACATCAGGGTGTGCC